ATGTCTTAAAAGGAGGACAAGGTTCTGGAAACTGGGGGCATGAGGGTCAAGAGGGAGCATGGGGTGGAAGTTCAGAAACAGGGGGAACATCCACAGCATTTTTGGAAGTATCTCCTGAAGTCAGACATTCTTTTGACCCAGATACAGGAGATTACAATGAGGAAAGACATTTACAGCACTGTAAAGATTTAGAACCTGAAGAGTATAGTGAGTACATACAACAACTTGAACAGGAAATGAAAGATAATCCTGATACTGAATTAGAAGATATGTCTCCTTTACATGATAAATACAGTGTAGAAGAACTGCAGGAAAAGACTGCAGAAATGAGGGATGTATTTTCTAAACAACATAATAAAATAGGAATAGAAAAGTCATTTAAAGCAAGACATTTAGTAGATAAATATAATTTAATGGAAAAAGATGGTTTTTGTACTTTAGTTTATGCCTATCATAAAAGTGATGTATTAAAAGATGTGCAAAGAAAGAGTGGGGTTGATGACTTTGGTGATGTTAAAAGAGAAATGAGAGAAGTTGATGATTATGTAGAAGCAAAAGAAGTTTTAAGAAGTGGATTAGAGGAAAAAGGATTATCAGCAGAAGAAATAAATGAAGCAGAGAATCTATTTGATGAACAACTAGACATGTGGTCTGAAGTGGCAGGCGAAAGAGTATTAGAACAGTGGGCTGAAACCAGTGGTGACAATCAACCTTATTCGGTTTCTACCCAGTTAGCAGTTCAAGAAGAATTTGGTTTAAAAGATGCGAAAACAGACCATTATCCAGATGGGGTTGTTGAAATTGCAGAAGATATAAATAAAATTGTTGGTGAAGGTAAAAAGCAGTTTCTCCGGTCACAATATGAGGAAACACAGGAAGTTTTAAGAGAAGCCGGATTAGATTCTATTGTTGCATATAGAGGGATGACTTTTAAAGATTCATCAAAATTACCAGATGAATTAAGTCATGTAGATTTTCCATATGAAGCAGAAAGAACTACATTAGACTTTCAGAGTCAACCATTATCCTCTTTTGCAACTGAAGTAGAAGATGCTAAAATGTTTACAACTGTTTATGATGATTATAATATGATTATAGCAAGTGAAATTCCAGCAGAGAATATCTTATCATTACATAGTCATGGATTTGGTTGTCACTATGAAAGTGAAATCACAGTTTTAGGTGATACATATAAAGGTGATGCTCTTGTTAGAAACTCCACTATGAAAGATTTATCAGAAGAAGAACTGCATAGTTTGGTAGTTCATGGAGATAAATCTGCAACTAAAGGTATTGTAAAATCTATTATAGATGTGTTAAAAGGTGGACAAGGGTCAGGTAATTGGGGACATCAAGGTGCTTCCGGCATGCATGGTGGAAGTTCTGCTGAATATGATGGATTCAGCACAACAGAAGAGTGTGAACAGTTTTTAAAAGAAAATGGTCATGCAAAAGAAGTAAATTTTGACCCAATATCTGTAGAATCTGCTAACCAGATAACAAAAGCTATTGTAGAAAATCCTCATTTAGATGAACCATTAGAGGGGGTCATACCTTATGATTCTGTTCGTGCTAGTGATGCATCTGTCGAATCAGATGGTAAAATAAGGTATAATCCACAAACTATGCATAATGCAGATGAATATGCTGAAAGGAAAATAGGTCATAATGAATCTGATAGATTTGATTACCCAGATGAAGATGACATAAGAGAATCTGAACAAAGAGTTGACCAACTTGAAAAAGATATTTATAATGATATATCAGAAGATAGATTGGATGAAGCAAAAGAAGTATTACAAGATATTGAGGAAGCTGATGGAATATTTGATGCCTTTGACCATTGCCAAAAAATGACTAGATTATTAGGTGGAAATCCAGATGAAGATGGAATTGATGAAAGAGTAGAGGATTTTATGAATGAAAATAGTAATTTAGAACAGTTAAAAGAAAAATATGAAACAGGTGGTTTTGAGAAGTATAGTGTTTATGAAACTATAGAAGAAACAATAACACATGAAATAGGACATGAATTAACACATAGACATGCAGAGGAATTATGGATGGAATTGGAAGAAGATGGAGAAGTTGTAGGAATGGAAGAAGTTACTCCAGAAAAAGCTGGAGAAACAGAAGTCGGTAGGGAATATAATATGTCTGAATGGGATAATGAAGAACATCAAGAAATAAAAAATAAGTTGGGAGAATATTCTGCTGTTGATTTACATGAATATATAGCAGAAAGTTATACTGCTGTGATGCATGATAAAGGAGAAGTCCATGAAGATGTTAGAAGATTTATTGTGGAGCAGTTTTCTGGGAAAGGGGGCAATTAATTATGGCAGTATCACAACAGTGTGCAGAATGTAAACACTACACTGGTTCTAAAACATGTCCTGCTTTTCCTACTGGAATACCTAAAAAGTTTTTTGTGGGTTATGTTAAACATGATACAATAGAGAAATACCAAATATCAGAAGTCATTTATGAATTGGACAGTGCAAAGAAAGCATTGTCTAGTAATTTTATAAATGTGATAAAAGGTGGACAAGGGTCTGGAAACTGGGGTCATGAAGGACAAGAAGGTAGTTGGGGTGGTAGTAGTGAAACAGGGGGGACTTCAGAAGAATTTCTCCAGCTTGACCCGGAAATGAGACATTCTTTTGACCCACAGACAGCAGAGTTTAGTGAATCAAGATTTTTAGAGTATTGTGATGATATGGAACAAGAAGAGTATGAAGAGTATCTTGAAAAACTTGATGAACATATAGATAAAGAGCAAAAAGACAAATTACCGGATGTTCCGAATCCAGAACCCGGTCAGTTTAAAACATCAACACAGGCAGAAAAGTGGTTAGGTGATAAATATAATATAACTGGAGATTTTACAACTCCAATTTATATGTTACATACAGATACAAAAAAGAAAATACATGAAGAAAGTGATGTAGTGAGTTGGGCTGAAATAGATGATTCTGAATTTGTAGATTTAGATATGGAAGTAGTCAATGACAGTTTGGATGAATTTGACAGATTAGCTGAAAAACATCCTTATGTAGCAGATAAGTTAGAGTATATAGGAACATATGCAGATGAAGAAAAATTTGCTGATGACTTTGAATTGGGAATGTGGAGTCCAGCAGATTATGGACATAGTTTTAAGGATGGAACAAAAATAGGATTAAATCCTGAATACTTTGGGGATAAGGAAGTTTTACATGAGCATGTAAAACATGATGTCAATAAGGGATTTCATCCAGACATAGTTGAAGATAAATATATAACCAGCGTAATGACTCATGAGTTTGGTCATCAAGTTTTTAACTCTTTAATAGAAGAAGATGGTGAATTTCATAATAAATATGGGTCTGATACTATTATCAGCACTATAGAACAGGGTATGACTGGACAAGATTTTGGTTTTACAGATGAATTACATGAGTGGCATATACCAGATATGGTAGAAGATGTTACTAAAGAGCATCATGGTGGTTATTTAAATACTTTTTTCGGACAACCAGTAGGATTCAATTCTGCTGAAACTTTATCAGAATATAGTAAGCAATCACCAGAAGAAACATTTGCTGAAAATTTTCTAGCAAGTGAGCATGGAACTGAAGAACAGAAAGACCAACCTATTGTTCGGTCTTTTGATGAAATGATGGATAGAGTTGATAATTCTTATACTGAAGATGAAGTGACTTCTTTATGGAGTAAATCGGGTGAAATACATCCAGATGACTCTGAAAAGAGAGTTGAAGAGTTTCGGGAATTAGTTAGAGACTTTGAGAAAAATGATTCTCCCTACTCTGAAATAATACATGATTATAAATTAGAGCAGGAAAGAAGGGATGCAGAGAAATCTACATTACAGGATAATTTCATAAATGTGATAAAAGGTGGACAAGGTTCAGGTAATTGGGGTCATGAAGGGCAGGCTGGAAGTTGGGGTGGAAGTTCTGAAACTGGTGGTACATCTGAAGAATTTTTAGAAATAGACCCAGAATATAGGCACTCTTTTGACCCACAGACTGGGGAATTTGATGAAGAAAGACATAATGAATATTGGGATAAATTAGCAGAGGAAGAAGGTATAGAAGTTGCAAGGGAATACGATAAAGAAATTGATGAATTATTATGGCAGGAAAAATATGGTGAAGAAAAAATAGACTTATCTCAATTTATAGATGAAGAGGGTAAAATTGATGTTGATAAGGTAAGAGAAGAAACTACTGGTATAGGTTTGTATGATGCCTATGATAGAAAATTAGAAGTCATGAAGGAAGCAGTAGAATCTAGAGAACAGATTGCAAAAGAAAAGAAATACGAAATTTTAAGTGAAGTGGATAGTGTAGAAGCACCATATGAAATGAAATCTTTATTTGATGAATACCCAATGTTGGCAGATGATGAAGATTTCGCAGATATGGATGGTAGGATGATTGAAATTGGTGATTATTCAGAGACATTAAATGATGCTAAAGAAGAAGAAATTATGAAACATTTGGAAGAATTTAATTCTAAAGAAACTTTAGGTGAGCAACAAAGGTATTTAGATGAAGAAGTAGTAGTTCCTAGCTTAAATTTTGATGACCCAGAAAATCAATTAGACTTTGAGACAAGAAATGCTAGAGAATTTCTTAAAAAATCTTTAGGTAATGAGATAGAAGAAAAAATATTTAGGCAGGATGCAATTGATGACCCACCGGGATTAGTAGATGAACTTGAGGGTATTAATCCTTATTTGGTGGAACAGGAGAATCCAGCACAACTTCCTTTAACTATTCATGATAAAACTATTAGCACTGGTTTATCATCTTATAGGTTTGATGACCCAGAAGCTGTTGCCGAAAACTTTAAAGAAAATGTAGAAAAAGGAAAAGAATTTATAGAAAAATATGCTAATGGAGATTATAATAAATTAGAAAAACCTTTGGATGTAGTGCCAGCTACAGGTAGAGGATATTATGATGAACATTTTAGAAAAATTGGTGTTAGTTTAGGTTCAGATGCAGATGGTACAACCATTCATGAATTAGGTCATGTTTTACATAAAGATTCAATGGACAAAAGATTGGCAGTTGAAGTCTTTTTTAAAGATAGAATTGAAGGAGAAGAAATGACCACAATTCATACAACTCAAGATGGACAAGTAGAAAGGGGATATAAAGATGAATTTATTTCTCATTATACAGGTAAAGTTTATCATGATGATGTAACTTATGGTACTGAAGTGTTCTCTACTGGTTTACAAGCATTATATGATGACCCGGAGAAATTCAGACAGCAAGATGAAGAACATTTTCTTTTAACTCTTTCATGTCTTGAAGGGCTGTTTTAAACTAGTTCACATCTTGAAAAAATATTTGATTTTTGTCTTTTAATGTGTTATAATTAGTTTACATGGTAAAGGGGGATAAAGTATGAAACTTACTGGAACTTATAAGGGAACTCCTTTTACAATTACAGAAGGAGCAGGGATTGAGAATGTAAAATGTGCAGACCCAGACTTTTATGAGTTAAATGCTGACATATATTATAATCCCGGAGAAGGACAGGAAACTGGATTTATGTCTGTAACAGATGGATTATTGGAAGCATATTTAGTTCTCAATCATTTAAGTAAATTCGATAATTTAGATATCGAATTAAATGAAGTTCCTAATGAACTAGTATTACCAGCACCGGAAGAAGATGAAGAAGGAAATCCTATTGTATATTAAAAGGGGGAAGTTTAAATGTTAAATATTGATGCACAATTGCATAATGCCGATTGGACAAAACAGTCATGGGATTTGCCACCTTACAAGAGTGAAGAATTTATGGAGCATTTAGAAAATACAGGAATGACATTGGAGCATTTCAGAACATTACCTGTGTATGAATTTGCTGTGGATAATGGTCTTATTGTAGATGATGAATGGGTTGGTGAAGAAGATGTATAGCAGACCAATGTGTGTGTATTGTAAGCACAAATATGAGAATGATATAAGATGTGAAGCATTTCCAGATGGTATCCCCAAAGAAATATTCTTTACATCCGAAATTGACCATAGAGAACCATATGAAGGGGATAATGGAATTCAATTTGAACCTAATGATGAAGTCACCGAATCGGATTTAGAGTATATTGAGAACCTTCATTCATAACAATTAAAAATTGATAAAATATTAAGCAGGCAGAAATGCCTGCTTTTTATTTTGTATTATGGTAACAGCAGGAGTGTACAACTTCTGCTGTTTTTATTTTTGGGAAAAAAGAAGGGGGGGGGCAGATAATTGCAGAAAAATATCAGTGTTTATAGATGTATGATTTGTAAGCATGAAGTTACTGATTACATAAGATGTCCCTTTTGTGGGGCTGACCCAAAATACCTATTTAATCCTGCTGAATTTTTTAATTACAGTTTAGATTTAAATTCACTAAATGAAAGAGAAATGGAAAATCTATTAACTACACTGGAGTTGGAGCAAACCAATGTACTGTTTTATAGAGAATTAGAGGATAGGTTTTCTAATAATCTGGAATTGGAATCATATTTTAGGCACACAAGAAGGCATGAGGAATATCACCGGGATGAAATTATGGATATTTTAGGTGTAGAAGAGGACATAGAAGTTGATACATTAGAAATACCGGATAGTAAAATTGAAATATTTACAAAGGCAGAGGAAATAGAAGAGGATGCAGTTTCTTTTTATGAGCAGGCAATTGAAGAAACTGACAAAATGGTATTAAAAGAGATATATAATGCTTTTATTACTGCAGAAAACTATCATATTGATATATTTAAATTTTTGTCTATACTGGAAGAAAATAGATGATAAGTAAGGGGGTGAATTAAGATTAATTCCTCTTCAACAAAACATATACAGGATTTAAAGAAGGAGATATTAGAAAAATTTAAACTAAATTCTGGTAAGAAAAGTAAAAAATCACCACAGGATAAAGAAGGGGGGTGTGATATGAAATTAGAAGAATTAACACCAAAGCATATTAAAAAGTTTAGATTTGATAGTTTTGATGATTGTATATCTAGACTAATGGAAGAAGGTAATGTGGACAATATTGAATCAGCAAGAGCAATTTGTGCAACTTTGTATTATGAGGACACCGGACATTTTCCTCATGAGCATGCTGATAAGAGTTATGAATGTCCTTTATGTGGTATAGAGGGGGGTGGCAATGTGACAACTAAACAAGGAAAGGACATAAAAATAAAAGAATCTAAATCATCTTCTTCAGAGATTAGGGGAACTATTTTAAAACAATATGAGGAACAGATGATTGTTGAAGGGGCAGTGTTAATCCCCAATGAACCTGATTATGATGATGATAGGGTTTCAAAGGCAAAGATAGAAAGAGTTGCTCATGAATGGATGCTGAAATATAGAAATATAGATTTAAAACACTCCCTCAATAATATAGCTTATCCTGTGGAGTCATGGATATTAAGAGAAGATAGAACTGTAAAGTCACTAAAGGGCAAAGAAATGTTACTTCCGGCTGGAACATGGATGATGTCAGTAAAAGTACAGGATAAAGCAACATGGGAAGCAATTAAGAGAGGGGAACTAAATGGATTTAGTATAACTGGAGTTCCAAAAGAAGAAATAAATACAGTTATAAAATCCCAGAGTGAAGAACCTGTTGCACTAAAAAGAGTTACATTAGCTGACATTGAAGATGCCGGAAAAGATTGGGTTGTTCCTGCTGTTGGTATTGTTGATGAACCAGCAGTGCCGAAAGCACTTTTTGTTTCCCTGAAGAATAAGAAGGATGAAGAAGAGAGCAAAGGCTTCATGAATCGGGTGAAGGAAATATTTAGCAGTAAGGAGAAAACCAGTAAAGATTTGAAGCTGGATATTAATGGTCATGAGTTTGCTATTAAAGAGGGCAGAGAATTTAATCGGGAAAACAGACAAAAATTAGAAGCAATGTTAGTGGTTTTATCAGATATGCTAGGAGATTATAATGTAGAATTAGTCGATACAGAAGATGGTCAGGAAAGGAGAATTAAACCTACAGACATTGTTGAGTACATAGATGAAAGAGAGGGTACACAGGGAATAGCATTATTTGGTAAAGACACTGAAGAATTTAAGAAAAATCTTGCTAAAAAGGCTAGTGAATTAAATGAGTTTTTAACTGAAGAGGAAGTTCTGCTAATGTTGGATAAAGACTATAAAGGGGGGATAAATATGGAGAAGGAAGAATTGTTAGAAATCCTACAAAAATTTAAGGATGATGTGTTGGGGGAAGTTGAGGAAACTCTTACATCTGTAAAAGAGAAGGAAGAGAATCTTGAAAATCCTGAAGAAGTAGAAGAAACTGAAGAAAAAGAGGAAGAAGTTGAAGAAGAGGAAGAGGAAGAAACTTCTGAAAAAGAGAAAGAGGAAACTGAAGAGACTGAAGAGGAAGTAGAGGAAGAGGAAGAAGAAGAGGAAGAGGACAGCGAATTGGAAGAGTTGAAGGAAACTGTTAAAAATCTGGAAGAGGAAAATCAGGAACTTAAAGATGCTCTGCTGACTATTAAAAATAAGTTTACCAAAACTACCAAAACCCATCAACCAGCAGGTAATGACAGTGATGATGGGGAGAAGGTAGAAAAAGCTAATTCTAGATATGATGGTAGGGATAAGTTCGGATTAAGAAAAAGATAAACACAGTTTGATTAGGTCATAATTTAATTTACATAAATAAAAATTAACAAAAATATCTAAAAAAGGGGTGATTTGTAGTGGATGCCACTCAAATCTTAAATGAAATTAATGGAGCAGTAAAGAATGTTGTAACTATTAGTGAGATTGGAGATTCAATTCTCCAACCACAGTATTTTGATAGCTTTGTCCGGGAAATGCAGAAACAAGCAGTTCTGTTGGATGAAACCAGATACATGGAAATGGATGCTCAAAAGGTCAATATTGACCGGATAGCATTTTCTGAAAGGGTACTGGAAAAAGTTGATGAAAATGTTGAAGCAAGTAATTTCGCAAAAATTAACACCAATCAGAATCAACTTTCTGCAGAAGAAGTTGTTGCAGTAGTTGGTCTGACTGACCAAATGTTGAGAAGAAACATTGAAAAGGGTGGACTGGAAGATACTATTATTGAATTACTGGGTAGGCATGCAGGAAAAGACCTAGAAGAGTTGGCAATTTTTGCTAGTAAGCATTGGGGTGGATATGACAATGAAGCAATGGGAAGTTCCCAGTGGACTGCTATTGACCTTATTGATGGTTGGATTAAGAAGGCAGAAAATAAACTTGATGAAGATATCTTTGCTGGAGATAATGATATTGAGGATGTCTTTGAAGAACTTCTGATTACTCTGCCAAAGCAGTATCTGGTAGATAGAACTGATTGGAGATTCTACACTACATGGAATAAGCAGAATGAATACATAGAAATTCTGAAAGACAGAGGAACTGCACTGGGGGATGAAATGTGGGAGAACCATAGAAATGTAAGATACAAAGGTATTCCTGTAGTTTATGTTCCCATGCTTGAGAGATTCGACAGTGAAGTAGTTATGCTTCAGAATCCCGACAACATGGTCTGGGGAGTTTTCCATGAAGTCACTCTGGAAACTGACCGGATTCCCAAAAGAAGGAGAACAGATTTTGTTCTTACCTTTGAAGGTGATGCACACTATGAGGATGAAAATGCATGTGTTATTGCTATTGATGTTGATGATGATGTTGGTACTAACAGTACAGGGGATGACCACCCACTGTTTGAGTAATCAATAATAGCTTCAAAGATTAATAAATAAGATGTGGTGGGAGTTTATTCTCCCACCACTTTAATCTTTAAAAGGGGGATGAAAATGGATAAGATAAAAATAGTTGTTAAAAATACATCTAGAAAAATTATCCACAGAAGAACCGAAACCATAATGCCTTTGGAAGAAAAGGTAGTTGAACTGGAAAGAGATAGTGTCAAGTTTAAACAATTAACCAGATGCTCTAGTCTGGATTGGGAGTATTTCAGTAAAATTGATGAAGTTGGTCTGGATAATCTAGATAAGCTGACATCTTTAGAATTGAAAGAAGAAGCACAAAGGTTGGGCATTAAAAATTACTCTAAAATGTTGAAACAGGAACTAATTGACACTATTATTGATTATATGGAAAATCCTGAAAAGTATGAGGAAGTTGAAGAAGAAGAATCTGAAGAAGTTGAACCAGAAGAGGAAATAGAGGAAATAGAAAATGAAGATGCTGAAGCTGAAGGGGAAGTTGAAGAAGAGGAAATTGAGGAAGATGAAGAAAAACCCGAAAAAGACTCTGAAGAGTAAAGGGGGAGTAGTATGATTATTAAGGTTTTAAATCCTACTAATCGTAATATTGGATTTAAAGGAGTCTCTTATCAGAAGCACAATTTAAAGAAATTAGTCGTTAATTCTCATATGTTGCATATACTAGCAGACCATCCTGAACTAGAAGTTGTCTATATTGATAACTTTGTTCCAGAGGATTATAAGTTAGACACATTGAAGTTGATTGCTGATATTAAAAATATCAATATTACTGGACTTAATAAACAGGACATTATAGACAAATTAAATGGAGTATATGAGGAAGAACAGGAAGAAGTTGAGGAAGAGGAAGAAGTAGGTGAGGAATAATGAGTTGGTACTATGGTGATGTAGAAGATACCATTATTAGAAGTGGCATAACTGCCACAGACCTGTTCAAAGACAAGGAAGTGGAAGAAGAGGAAATAACTGCTGAAGAGCAGTTTGAAAATTATGTGGAAAAGTTACTTATTAGGGCAAAAGAGTACATAGACTTCTATACTAACAATGAATTTGAAGAGAATGAAGAAGAAAGGTCATCTTTAGTTGATGATATAGCAGAGAGGATAGCAAGTAACATGCTCAATATTGCAACTAAAGACCAGACCAATCAGGTGATGGAAGTCAATAAATTCAATGCTGAATTGGTACAAAATGAAGTTATGACAAAAAGTATTCGGAAGGATTTAGACATGCTCCCTTCTGGAGATAAGGTTTCAGGTAGGGGGGATATAGCAGTGGGAATTGTGAAGGATGAAGGTGATTTTGACTTTTATCTTGATTTAGGGGAATTTGAGGAAGTAGGGGATTAATATGGCAGTCGAAATTGATATTGATATTGATGAAATTAAAGGACTTCCTAGAGATGTAGAAATAGCTTTGAGTAAAGCTATGAAATATCTGACAATGGATTTAGAAGCAGAAGCAGGAAAGGAAGCACCTGTTGGTGAGACTGGACAGCTTATGGGCAGAATTGGAATGGGGCAAAAATCTAAACTAGCTTATTATATTGGTAGTGACATTGTGTATAGATGGTGGGTTCATGAAGGCACTGGTATTCATGGAGTCCATGAGGAAAGAATTACTCCAGTAGAAAAACAACTCATGGTCTTTAGATATGATGGTAGAAAAGTTGTTACACAAAGTGTGGAAGGACAAGAACCTAATCCATATTATGAGAGGGCAATTGAAACTGTAGAAGATAATGTAGATATGTATGTAGAGAAAGCAATGGAAGATTTACTTTAAGGTGGTGAAAATTAGATGTTGTTATACGAAAAATTAATCACCATAGAGCAGTCTGTTATGGATTTAGTGAAACAACCAGATTATGGTGATATTGATAATGCTCTTAAAAGATTGACTATAGTTCAGGGGAGAAAAGCAAGAGGGAAAAATTTAAAACCCCCACTATTAGCTGTTTATTTTGGCAATATTAATATTGACCATAATGATATGAGTCATTATGAGAAATGGAATGTTCCTATTTTCATTATTGGTTTGGTGGTAGATAAAGACCCACAATTAGGAAGAATTGCAACTACTAAATTAGTCTGCACTGCTAGAGAACATATCTTAATTGATAGAGGATTAAAAAATACAGTGTCAGACATAAAAGGTCAGTCATTTACCCCAGCAGATGAAAGAAATGATGAAACTTTATTTGGAGCAGGGGCTGAACTTGTGGCAAGATTCACACATAAAGTGAAAATTTAATAAAGGGGGGATAATATATGAGTGATATTGATGAAAGAGTGTTACGATATGCAAGGATAGCAATTGAAGAGACTTTTGGAAGTATAGTGGATGTTGATACTCATGAAGATGAATATATTGATATTGATATTGCTTCTATTGGTCTTGATGCTCCATCTGACCCGGTATTGAGATATGATGGGGGAATGGCAAGAAGTGTAAGAACTCACAGACCGGGAGCATATATCCCAGAAGGTAATCTGGAGTATGGTTGGGATATATTGACAATTGCTCATATCTTGTATTTGACATTTGGACAAATTGAGACCACAGAGGGAGATTTGACCATTGAAGAGGAAGAGGGAGAAAAGTATATTGATGACAAATCTGAACTTCATGAACACAGATTTACTCCCCATAGACACAGCTTGACCTTACCTTCTGCAACATTTAGGTTGGGTAAAGACCATTTTGAGCATGTCTTTCAGGGAGTTACAGTCAATTCTATTTCCTTCTCTCTTGATGATGATTTTGCTTTTGTCACTGTTGATGTTTCTGCTCAAAAAGACAGTGCAGATGATATTAAGGAAATTGAAGAATTGACATTATCTCAAGCATATCCTGTTGCTTTTTATGAAGCACTGGTAGAGATTGGTGTTAAAGGGGAATCACAGGAAGAAGTTGGCGAAGTTGAGAGTCTGTCTTTAGAAATCACAAATAACACAGACCCCAATGCTGGAATTAATCTGGGAAGCAGATATCCACAAAGAATTATTGCTGGAGACTTTGAAGTTTCTGGTTCAATGGATATTGCTTTTGACAGTAAAGAGCAGTTGGAGCATTTCTGGGGCAAGGAAGATGAACCTTCAGATGTCAGTCAGGATGAAATGAACATCAATTTCAGATTTAAGTCTGCTCCTTATATTGCTGAAATAGAAGATGGTGAATCCACAGAAGATGTCGAAATTCAATGTGCTGAACTTGATTTGCATATCCCAACTGCACTCTATGAGACTGTCAATCTGCAACCATCAGGTAGAAGCAGGCTTGTACAGTCTGTAGATTTCAGGGGATACTATGATGATGACAGTGAGTATGAAGTTATTGCAACTCTGTATAATCATGTTAATTATCCGGATGAATATTCTAATATTAACGAACCAGAGTAAAATTAAAACAAGTTCAATCTTGAAAAAATAGGGGGTAAAAAGTAAATGGCATTAACTAAACAAGATATTCTAAAAAATGCAACTGTTGTAGAGGAAAGTAATCCAATTCCGGCTTTAGATGGTGAAACAGTGCAAATTCGTAGATTAAGAGACAGTGAATATCGGGAATACCAACAAATGGTTATGGAGAATATTAATCTGAAGAAAAGACTGGATAAAGACTCTATAGAAAAACTAAAGTCTGTAGACAGCCATGAAGATGAAATTGCTGTTCTGCAGGAATTAGGAGCAGACATTAATATGTCAGACCTTTATAAAAGGGATAGAGAAGCAAGTTATCTTATTTGTAAGTATGGTTTATCAGTTAATGATGAAGAATGGACAAAGGAAGAAGTTGGCATGTTACCGAAAGATGCTCCTAAACAAATTGCAGATGAAATTCTCCGGATTACTAAAATGGAAGAAGAAGATATTGAAGAGGAAATGGAGACTTTTCGTGAAGAATAATTTGATGTACTACAATATGCATGATTTAGGATATACTTTTGGAGATATGATAGATTTAACTCCTTTGCAGATTTTATATCTAGCAAAGGCTTCCCAGTATGTAAATGAGGAAAGGGAAAAGAGAAGAGAAAACAGGCAGAACAGCAGAAAAGGTGGTGCTAGAAAAAATCTAAATACCAGAAGTGAATTAAAAAAGAAATATAAAAATAGACAAAAGAGCAGACAGCTTTAATGTTGTCTGCTCTTTTTATTTTTCAGGATAGGGGGTCAACTCCATGTCTAGAACAGTAGATGTTCTAATTGAAGCTGAAGATAATGCTAGTCAGGTCATGGAAGATTTTGGAGATACTGTAGAAGATGTGACAGATAGGGCTTCTGAAGGTTTTTTAGGCTTAAAAGCCGCAATTCTAGGGGTTACTGCAGGTTCGGAAATGTTAAACAGACAACAGCAAAGAATAACAGAGCAGTTGAGAAGGACTGCTCATTTCATTGGTTCAACAGAAGATAGAATGAGAGATATGGCAGTTGCAATTGCAGATGTAACAAGACCAGTAAATGATGTAGTTGCTGGTATGGATGCATTGCAGAAAAGAGGAATTAATAGTGAAGAGCAAATGGCGACTTTAATTCATAAATATGACCAATTAGCAGATAGTATGGGAACAGATATTCCCAGTGCTATTTATGATGCAAGTAGGATGCTTGCAGGTTTTGGGGGAACAGTTGAAGATATTGTTCATATAGGTGATGAATTTGCTCATATTATGAATACCACTGAAGTTAATGTCAGACAAATGGCAAGAACTATGGGTAGAAGAAGGTCAGAAATACAAGCATTAGGAATGGATATGAATGATGCTATGGTAGTTTTAAAGGCATTAGGAGAAGAGTTTCAGGATGCATATGCAATGAGGTCTGCTTTTAGGGATGCAATAAATGTAGCAGATGGTAGTATGCGAAATTTTTTAGATAGTTTAGGATTAACTGTTGAAGAATTTGAAGCATATAGAGAAGAATTAGAGGGCGTAGAAGGTGAAATGGCAAAATTGGCTGAAATGCATGCTGATAGTTATACCTTAATGCAAAGAGGGGCAAGTATCATTGATAAGATGAAAACTGAATATCATGAATTATTTGAAATATTAAGCACTGTTAGTTCTATTGTTGTGACAGTTGGGATGACTTTGTTTTTTGCAGAAAAGGGATTATTAGCAATGAAAAAAGCAGGAACATTGCTTGTTGGTGTTTTAACTGGTACATTATTACCTAAATTAAAGGCTCTTGCAACAGCATTAGTTACTAAAAAAGCATTGATAGTAGCAATACCTGCTGTAATAGCTTATGCTGTAGATAGAATTACAGATGAATCCAGAAGAATCGAAAGTGAAATAGATAATATTGATGATGCACTACAAAGATTGGGTTCATCTATGGATGATGTAGAGGACTTTACTATGCCTAGAGGGGCAAGAAGAATATCTGAAGCAGATGAAGTAGAAGATTTAGTCAGAAGAGTAACTGGTGAAACTATTACTATTGAAACTGAAGAAGATATGGAAGAAGCAATGGAACTATTAAGACAAGGAAGAGAGCAACTTGAAGAGGATTTAGAGGATGCAGATGGTGGAATTGTTTCCCGATTAATCAGCAGAGCAATGGAATCAGCAGGAGAAGCACTGTCTGCGATTAATTTCACTGATATGATACATGGATTATTAGATAATGTTGAAGATTTCTTATTTGATGAATGGGATTATGAAGAATTAGTACACGAAATGACAGATTTAGGGGAAGATGCAGAACCGACAATTGGAGCAGAACTTGATAGAGAAAGAATTGAAGGTATATTGGATGATTATGCAGATTATATGGAAAGTATTTCTCTAAAATCAGAAGTGTTAGAATTTAAGGAGTTTGAGGAATTAGAGAAAAGAGCAGATAAAGCACATACCAGTATAGAAAGATTATTGGATGCAGGGCTGTCTCCCACTTCATCTGAAGTTGAAAATCTTTTGGGAGATTTCCTAAAGTTGGCAAGTCACATGGAAGAGGGAGAAGAGAAAACCCACTTTTTGAATGATGCTTTCACAAGAATGGTAAATGCAGGATTGAGACCTGCAACTGAAGGTTATGATGAATTGGCACAAAAAGTAAGAGAAGCTAATGATAGTGTAGAGGATATAACTGAAGCAGAACAGAGAAGAGATTTAATTTTACAGGAATTGGAAAGAGAAATTGAAATCATTGAAAATACTGCAGATGCTCAAAAAGCACTTGATAGTACATGGGATAAATCAGAAGCAAAGGCAAGAGAATATGAAAGTGCTTTTAGACAGTTATTGCAAGTACATGAAGTTGCAGAAGATGAAATTGAAATGGTTACCATTAAATTAGACAAGTTAAATGCTTCAGAGAGTGAATTGACTACAACTTTAAGAGAGTTAAGAAACGAAAGAATAGAAGCTATTTTATTAGATAATATGATGGGAGAACAATATGACTCAACTAGGGATGTTGTTAATACTGCTGAAACAGCATTGAGAGAATTGTCATTGGCAGTAATTCATGGAAAGAAATCAACTGAAGAAATATCAGAGGAATGGGAATTTTGGAATCGGGTATTAGATGAAACAGATATTTCTCCAGTTGTTGAAGATATGAAAAATATTAGTGAGCAGTTGGGTATTATTGAAGAGCAGGGCTTATATCTTGAATGGGATGAAGAGGACATAGTACAACAACAATTAAGTGAAGTAGATAGACAAATAAGAAGAGCAATTGATGAACAGGAGCATCTTGATGAAGAGACTGGAGAATATACAGAAGAATTTCAGAAGCTATTAGATTTACTGGTGTATCTCAATCAAGAGTTACAGGACATTGAAGATGCTAGGATGCCTGATTATCTGGTAAGGGCAAAAGATGACATATTAGATTTAAAAGAGAGTATTGCATTAATGCCAGATTTAGGGGAAGCATTAGGTTGGGATGATGAAGAAGTTATAGAAAAACAGTTGTCTGATGTGGATGCTATAATTAGAACTATGGTTGACCTTGATAGAGACAGATTAGAATTGGCAGATGGTAGAATTGTAAAGCTAGATGAAATGATTGACAAAAAAGCAGAACTTGAAGAGAAAATTTATGGAGTCAAGACTGGTTGGGAAGAAGTTTCTGCTGAACTAGCAAGACAAGTTCCAATTGTAGATTCATTACTAGAAGCATTGGATGTTGATTTTTCTGAACAAATTAATATTGGAATTGATGTAGCAACTGATTTTCTAGAAGAGCAGATGATGGGGTTAGGTGGCAGATTTGCAGAATTGGCAGGATTTGTTGACCCTGTTACTGCAGTATTTTTTGCATTAATAAATTATTCTGAACCATTTTCCGATTTAATGGAGATAATAAATAATATTTTATCTGCTGTTGTTGATGCTCTGACCGGATTCTTGAGACCACTGGTAAAATTATGGCAGATAATAGAAACAGCAGTTGTTCCAGTTTTAGATATGCTAGGGCAAATAGTAGCATCTGTTCTTTTACCTGCATTTTTAATATTAGAACCTGCATTACGAACTTTTGGCATTGTATTATCATATGTAGCAGAGGGAATAGGCAGAGCATTTAATGTATTATTAGGTATAATTGACACTTTAGCATTTTGGACTGATTTAAGTGATTGGGAAGTAGATATTGATTCAATTAGAGATGCTAGAAGGCAATTAATTGAGGGAATAGAAGATGAACAGGAAGCTAGAGCAGATGCAACTGCAGAATTGCATCATGTTCCCAGAGGATTTAAGGAGAATTTAAGAAGATTTCAGGCAATGGGAGAAGGTCAGCTAGGTGAGACTGTTGACCCGGCAGAGGATGAATGGAATACATTAAGGGGAAGTATAGAAAATGGTGCTGAAATGATGGATAATGCTTTTGCAAGACTCTTTTGGCAATTTCAATATGATGGTATTATTGGGGGTCTTGCTGGTGGTAGTGAACTCTTACAAAAACATGGACTTCCGGATGTATTAGGACAAATGACTGAAAGGGTAGCAGACTTCTATGAAGAGGGTGCAAGAGAAAGAGGAATTGCATTAGATACAAGTAGCAGAGAAATTGAAGAGAGTGGAAAGAAAGCAAGTGAAAGTATTGAAACTGCTGGTACTTCTGTATCCAGTTCACTCTCAAGTGCAGGAAATGCAGTTAGCAGTGCCACTGGTACTGTTGCACAAGGTTTAGGTTCTGTTGCTAGTGGAATTGCATCTGGTGTAAGTAGTGCTTTTGGTACTATGGGGGATGCAATATCTGGAGTAGTATCATTTCATGAAGGTGGTATTATAGGTGGAACTAGGGGGAGTGAAAGATTAATATTAGCACAAGCTGGAGAAGCTGTTCTGCCAATTGACATAGTTGAAGAACTAAAGAGAGCAGAAGAGCAAACTGTTCCTGATATGATTTCCAGAGAAAAGATGTCACCACTCCAGAGATTTACACAAGCATTGGGAGAAGTATCAGACCCGGATTATGAGGGTATGGACAGATTGATACCTGAAAAAACTCCAGCAACAGCAACTACAGAAGGTGCTTTGGGAACTCCTGATTTCTCTGGTATTGGTGGAGATACTACATCTAATGTTCATACTGAAATAAATGAGGATAGGTCTGAACATAAAGAAATCCATCATCACCACAGTTATAATTTCAATGGTACTAAAATTGTTACAGATGACCCGGAAGAGTTATTCAGAGAGTTTAAAAGAATGGCAAAAGAAGAGAGATATAAGCAGACCGGAACTATTGTTGAGTCAGATAATAAGTATAATCAATAGGGTCAAAATCCATAAAAAGGTTTTGACCCTCATTCTTTTTAGGGGGGATAAAAATGAAACCAGAAGTCAGAACTCCAGCAATATTAGGTGTTGATGATAATGGAGATTTTAAGTTAGTAAAAGTGGATGATAATGGAAATATAAAAATTGTAGGTGAAGAGATTGCATCTGAAGTTCAATTAGGTGAGATTGAAGATGCAATTGTTGATATTATTACTAATCAGGATAAGTTTTTAGAATCACAGGATGCTGATAACGATATAAAGACAAAAAGATTAGCAAGAAAGGTTGAGTTGCTTAATACATCTGTTGAATTTGAGGATGAAGCAGAAGCAGAAACTGAAAAGATACTGGAGATTCCCGAACTTGAAAATCTTGAGAAGGATACTGTATGTCTGTTTTATTTACATAATGAGTCAGAAGATACATCTGTGTCTTTGAGATTGGACAATAAATGGGAAGATGAAGATGAAAATGAAAGAAGTGTTGAAATTTTTATGTTTGATGATTTGGGGACAGAGGACACAGAAATTGAATGGGTAGAAGGGTTTATGTTAGCAACAGGAGCAGAATTGGAAATCATTAATAATGAAGAAATAGGAGTAAATGAAGGATTTAAAGTATATATCAAAGTAATTGTATTTTAAATCTAACACCGAACATAGGGGGAAATAAAATGAAAGAACATAGAGAAAATATTAATGCAGAAATAGGTATAGGTGGTCATGTAGAAATAATAAAAAAAGACACAAGAACAGGAGAAATAGTAGAAAAAAGAGATGGCAGTAATTTATTATTAAATGAATATTTAAATAAATACTTTACTACTACTAATACAGCTTTATTACACAGTAATGTCTTTGCTACCTGCTATATAGGTGATGGGGATACAGCAGTAGAAAGAAGTCAAACAGGGTTGCAGGGTGATGAGTTAGCAAATACAGGAGGTACTAATCTAACACCCTTAAATAGTAGTTGG